TCAAGCAAGACCTTCGTTGTGGAGTCAGTGAAGCGACCGCAAACAAAATCTGGCCCAAGCTTATCTCAACATACCCGGTTATGTTGGCTTCTGGATTCGACCAAAAGCTTGTCGACAAAATTAAATTCCCGGCATATTGTCAATTAAAATTAGATGGCATGCGATTTAACGCAATCGTAAGAAATGGCACAGTAGAATATAGGAGCCGCAATGGTAAAGAACTTAATATTCCAAGTAAGCTATTTAGCGATGCTTTACTCAAATTGGCTTCTTATTACGGTGCCAATTATGTTTTTGATGGTGAGCTATTAGTTGTAGATTCTGCAGGCAAACCTCTTGATCGTAAAACAGGCAATGGTATCTTAAGCAAAGGTGTTAAAGGTACAATGTCAGAAACAGAAGCAAGTTCTGTTCGTGTAACATTATGGGATGCTATTCCATATGATGATTTTAAAATTGGTAAATTTGTTACACCGTATGAAGATCGTTTACAATTTTTAGTTAAACGCACGGTTAATCTAAAAACATCAAATAAAGCATTGGGTGCATTGATTGATTGTGTTTGGACTAAAGAAGTAAATAATCAATTTGAAGCACAAACGATTTTTGAGAAATTCTTAGCAGAAGGTCAAGAAGGTACTATTCTTAAATCTAAAACAAACATCTGGGAAGATAAACGCTCTAAAGAGCAAATTAAATTCAAAGGTGAATTGGAATGTGATCTTGTGGTTGTTGATTGGGAAGAAGGAACCGGCAAAAATGTTGGCAGGTTGGGAGCATTGGTTTGTGAGTCATCCGACGGATTAATTCAAGTTAATGTGGGTTCAGGATATTCCGATGAACAACGTAAAGAATTTACCAAACAAGCTGTACTTGGAAAAGTCGTAACTGTTAAATATAACGCACGCATTAAAGATCGCGGAGACGGCGTAGAACGTCTGTTCTTGCCTACATTTATTGAAATGCGTGAAGATAAAGATATAGCAGATTCAAGCAAAAAAATAAAATGAGTAAAATAACAAGTACGGAAATAACTAATAATCTATATAATAGAAAATATGGAATAATTGAATATACTCGTAAACTTGAAAGATTCGAAAACGAAAAACTAAAAGAAGCTACGGAACAAGCCCGGCGCATTCTTGCAATTCAATTAATGAAAGAAATCGAAAAAATACGAGAGTATGAAAGTATTAGGCAAAAGAAACAATTCGAGATTCATCAAAGAGGTTCTAATATTGATACATATATATGAATATTTTTTATTTACACCATGATCCTAAAAAGTGCGCTGAATTGCACAACGATAAACACGTCGTTAAAATGATACTCGAATATGCTCAACTTCTTTCTACTGCTCATCGTGTTCTTGATGGTTTTCAATCTGTGGGTGTCAGTAAAACTAATCGAAAACAAACCAGGTATGTTATTTCCGATGAGCGTGAATATACTTTGTACCGTTCTACTCATATTAATCATCCTTCAGCGATTTGGGTAAGACAATCATATGAAAATTATGAATGGTTATATAAGCTATTCATTGCAGTATTAGAAGAATACACGTATCGATATGGTAGAACACACGCAACTGCTCGATTAGTAGATGCATTGTATAAGCCGCCTACTAATATTCCAAAAGGCGTAGGATTCACTGAACCCACTCCGGCAATGCCAGATGAGTATAAGGTGTCCGGTAATTCCGTCAGATCATATATAAATTATTACCTAGGTGCAAAGCAACATCTAGCAGCCTGGAAAAAACGACAAATACCTGAATGGTTTACATATGCCTAGTTATACATTAAAATGCAACGATTGTGATACAGTATTCGACGTGTTATGTCGTTACGCAGCACGCCCAGAACAGCAATGCACAAATTGCAAATCAATAAATCACGAAAACATCATCACCGGTGCTCCTGCACTAGGTGATCCCGTTCGTCTCGGGATTACTCAACCTGATGGTGGTTTTAAAGAAGTCTTGTCTAAGATACACTCTCAAAATTATAAGAGTAACTTGGCAGACAAATTAAGTAGACGATAAAATGGTTCAATTCAATTTTTACCTGAGGGGACAATAGCACGGTAGCTAGTGTCCTTTCTTTTTCTTAAGAGGGTATACATGGCCAAGTCTAAAAATAATCTTCAATTGCAGCCAACTCATCCACCGCTCAATTTAGTTGTTAACAACAAACTAAAGATGAGAATAGATGATATGAAAACAATTGATCCATTGACAGACAACCAGCGGCGAGTATTTGATGCATATGATAATTCCAAAATCATGTTGCTTCATGGAGTAGCCGGGACAGGAAAAACATTCATAGCACTCTATCACGCATTGGAGGAAGTATTAGATAAATCAAATCCATATCGACAAGTAATAATCGTTCGATCAGCTGTTCCTAGCAGAGAAATCGGACATCTACCGGGAGATGAAAAAGAAAAAACAGAAGTATATACTGAACCTTATATCGGAATTTGTGAAGATCTTTTTGGTCGTAGCGATGCGTATCAAAGATTGACGGAACAAGGTGCAGTAAAGTTTTTAATTACGTCGTTTGTCAGAGGCATTACTCTAGATGATTCTATTATCGTTGTAGATGAATGTCAGAATATGACAGATATGGAACTTAATTCAATTATGACTCGCGTAGGAGAGCGGTCAAAAATTATATTTTGCGGCGATTTTCGCCAAACGGATTTGTATAGAAAAACCGATATGTCTGGACTAAAAAAATTCATGGCAATTGCCGACCTTATGCCCTCTTTTAAGGTCTTCGAATTTGGTGTAGATGATATTGTTAGATCAAAACTTGTTAAGGAGTATATTCTTGCTAGATTAGACTACGAAAGTAGACACATCGTTCATTAATATAAATAAAAGAGTCGAGCTAATAATTCGGCTCTTTTTTATCAAAAGAAACCAAAATGAAAAAACTTCTAATTCTTATTACTTTATTATTTTCAGCAACTGCATCAGCGCAATATATGCACTGGCACTCGAGACACGGTCCGTATCGTACATCTAGTGATTTAGTTGTTCCCTTAATTATAGCCGGAGCAATTGGATATGGAATTAGTAGATCGCAGCAATATCCCAGCACAGTAATTATTCAACAACCGAGTGTTACTGTGGAAAATAATATGGAATGTTCTGCTTGGAGAGAAACACAACAACCTGATGGCACAATAAAAAGAGAACGAATTTGCTATCAAAGATAAAGGATAATACAAATGGCAGATGGATTTGATTTCGATTTCACATTAGACAAAGTACAGCATTTATTACCTCGAGTTAAAAACCACCAAGAGTGGTATGACTCAATGGTAGAAACTTTACCGCAATATGGTATCAACGATATCGCGCGCGTATCCGCATTTATTGCACAATGCGCGCATGAATCTGGCGGATTTGCGATTATGCAAGAAAATCTTAACTATAGTGCAGATGGCCTGCAAAAGATATTTGGAAAGTATTTTCCTAATCCTCAAATCGCAACTCAATATGCAAGACAACCTGAAAAGATTGCTAATAAAGTGTACGCAAATAGAATGGGCAATGGAGACGAAGCAAGTGGCGAGGGTTGGAAATTTAGAGGCAGAGGCTTAATTCAATTAACAGGTAAACATAATTACACAAAATGTTCTGAAGCATTTTTTGACGATCATACTTTATTAGAACAACCTGATATTCTAGTTCAACCCTACTATGCGTTAAATTCTGCATGCTGGTTCTGGAATGCTAATAATTTAAATGTGCTTGCTGATGCGCAAGATATTAAAATGATGACAAAGAAAATCAATGGTGGATTTATTGGTCTTGAAGATAGACTTAAACACTACAATCACGCAGTCGAAATATTACAGGAATAAGAATGATTTATAATCATGTTAAGGTGAAAGAATTTGAGGAACTGGAACAAGTTACTCGAGAAGATGGAGTAAGATTTTACGCAACACCTAAAGGTAAAAAATATCCTTCGGTGACCACTGTTTTATCAGCACATGGCAAACAAGGTCTGATGGAATGGCGTAAAAGAGTAGGTGAAGAACAAGCAAATAAAATTGCAAGTGCAGCTGCAAGACGTGGCACTAAAATGCACTTACATTGTGAGAATTATCTTAATAATGTAAATGTGCTAGATACAATTCCAGTATTTCAAAGAGAATTGTTTGAAAGTATTATTCCATATTTACACAAAATTAACAATGTTCATGTTCAAGAACAAAGATTATATTCCGATCATTTAAGATTGGCAGGGACTGTAGATTGTGTTGCCGAATATGAAGGTCGCTTAGCAATTATAGATTATAAAACGTCTAGTAGACGAAAAGATAAAGATCACATTCATAATTACTTTATGCAATGTGCTGCATATGCAGTTATGTATGAAGAACGAACAGGGGTACCTGTAAGTAAATTAGTTATTATTATGGCGGTTGAAAACGATGATCCTCAAGTATTTGTCGAAAAACGAGATAATTGGGTACTCAAATTATTAGAGTATAGAGATTTATACGAAAAGGACAAACAACTTTTGACTTCTTAAACAAAAGGCGTTATAATAGAGTTATTGCTGTATGAAGCAAAGAGAAACAGATTCTGGACGCGGGTGCGAATCCCGCCAGGTCCACCATAAAGATTTACCGCCCGAACCGCAAAAGCCAAATTCTTGTTGCGGTAAAGGATGCGAAGGGTGTGTTTGGATTAGTTATTTTGAAGCACACAATCGTTGGAAAAGTCTTTATGATGGGCCTGAAATAGATTCGACAGGGTAAAGAGTACCAGAGTGGACAGCACATCAGAGTAGATGTTAAAACTAAAACAAAGTAAACGCAAACGACTCACAGTTCGCATTAGCAGCCTAAACTCTGCTTAGGGTTTCGATAGGTTTCCTCGTAACAGAATAACCTATCATTTCACAAACACTCATACACACAAGGAGATTAAAATGAGTAATATGACACCGTTCGAAATTAGATTAGAACTTTTAAAAATGGCCAAAGATATGCTTGGTGACGATTACTACGGTAAACGTGAAGTAATA